AACAAATTAGAGAAGTGTCAATACAGAGTAGGTTTAACAGGAACTTTAGATGGTTCTAAAACTCATAAACTGGTGTTAGAAGGAGTTTTTGGTTCTGTAAATAAAGTTATATCAACAAACATACTACAAGAAAGAAAACAGTTAGCACAATTAAAAATATACTGTTTAATATTACAACACACAAACATTAAATGTAAGTTTGATTACAGAGAAGAAATGAACTACCTGGTGCATCACAAAGGTAGAAATAAATATATTAGAAACCTATGTGTTTCTTTAAAGGGTAATACTTTATGTTTATTTCAATTTGTAGAAAAACATGGAAAAGATTTAAGAGAACTGATTGCCGAAAAAGCAAAAGGTAAAAAAGTATTTTACGTTCACGGAGGAGTTGACACAGATGAAAGAGAATACATTAGACAAATCACAGAAAAATCTGACAATGCTATTATTATTGCTTCATATGGAACTTTTTCTACTGGCATTAATATTCGCAACTTGCATAACATTGTTTTTTCCTCACCTAGTAAATCACGCATTAGAAACCTACAGTCTATCGGTAGGGGACTTAGGTTAAAAGATAATAAATCAGATGCTACATTGTATGATATATCTGATAACATGACTTACAATGGAGTATCTAATTATACATTAAGACATTTTGAAGAAAGACTAAATATATACAAAGAAGAAAAGTTTAAATACGAAATACATAAAGTGGAAATTAAAGATGAGTAATAATATAAAAGTTATAAAACTATCAAATGGTGACGATATTGTTTGTAAATTAGTTACAGGTGAATTACAGTTACCTGATAAATCACCGTTGATGAGATTAGACAGACCATTACAAATAAAATATATACCATCAATAACAAGTCTTGGTTTTAAAGATTATGTTGCTATGATAAAATGGGCAAGTTATACAAACGATAAAATTATAACTATACCTAAAGATAAGATTATGACAATGACAAACGCCTCGTCAGAAATAATAAAAAGTTATAATGAAATTAAATCAGACTATGACAAAAAACCAAAAAAATTAGAAACAACTGACAAGTATCAACGTGAAAGATTTAGTGATGAGGAAAATAAAAGATTAAATGAAATATTTAATGACTTAGATGATGATGAAGGTAATGGTACTCTTCATTAACGGGGAACATACCCGATTATAAGGATAAAAACTTAGTTGTCAAGTCCCTTTTTAAGACTTGACATATTTACAAAATATAGTATAGTAGAGATTATGAAAACAAAGAAAAAAAATGAACATTATGTAGACAATTCCAAGTTCTTAGAGGCAATGAAAGACTATAGAGAACTCTGTGAAGATGCTAAAAAAAATAATAAAGAAAAACCTCTTGTCACCAATTATATTGGTGGTTGTTTTTTAAAAATTGCGAATCACTTATCTTATCGACCTAACTTTATTAATTATACATTTAAAGATGATATGATATCTGATGGTATAGAAAACTGTTTACAGTATCTTGATAACTTTAATCCAGAAAAATCTAAAAATCCTTTTGCATATTTTACACAGATAATATACTATGCGTTTATTAGAAGAATACAGAAGGAAAAGAAACAAGTCATAATAAAACAAAAGTTGTTAAGAGATTCTAACTTTGATGATTTAGCATTACAACCAGGAGATGATAGTGCTTATACGAATCAGTTTACGGAGTTTTTAAGACAAAATTCTACAGAAGAAGAACCAGAAAAAAAGAAGAAAGAACCTAAAAGAAGAAAACTAAAAGGAAAACTGGACGAATTTATATGAAAATAGCATTGTTGAATGACACACACTTTGGGTGTCGCAACGATTCACCTGCCTTTATGGAGTATCAGAATAAATTTTACGATAATATATTCTTTCCATATTTAAAAGAGAACAATATAAAATGTTTGATACATTTAGGTGATGTTGTTGATAGAAGAAAATTTATAAATCATAATACTGCACACAACTTTAGAAAAAAGTTTTGGAGTAGATTGTATAGAAATAATATTGAAACACATATCATACTAGGCAATCATGATACATACTACAAAAATACAAATGAAGTAAATGCAATTAAGAATTTAAAGATTAATAAAAATTCTAAAACATATACAGGTCCTGAAATAGTTTCTTTTGAGGGTCTTGATATTCTTTTTGTACCATGGATATGTGATGCTAATTATGATGAAAGTGTTAAAATGATTGAAAACTCTAAGTGTGAAATATTAATGGGTCACTTAGAAGTTAAAGGATTTGAAATGCACAAGGGTCATTTCTCTGAATCTGGTTTAGATAAAAAAATATTTCAAGGTTATGATAAAGCAATATCAGGTCACTTTCATAAAAAATCTGATGACGGCAGAGTATATTATCTCGGTACACAATACGAAATAACGTGGTCTGACCATGGTTGCCCTAAAGGTTTTCATATATTCGATACTGACACTAGAGAGTTGACAAGAGTATCAAATCCATTTACAATACATAAAAAGATTTTTTACAATGACAAAGAAAACAGTTATTCAAATTATGATATCAAAGAGTTTGATAAGTGTTTTGTGAAGTTGTATATAACAAATAAGACAGATGAAGAAATGTATAATAAGTTTGTAGAAAGGTTATACAATGAAATAAATGTACATCAACTTCAGATAATTGATGACCCTATTGATATTAACGTAACTGTAAGAGATGATGTTATAGAAAAAGGTGAAGACACAATGACATTTTTAAGTAATTATATCGACCAGATAGAAACAGAATTAGATAAGAATAAGTTAAAAGATTATGCTAAAAACTTATACTCAGAGGTAAGTGAATGAAAATAGAAGAGGTGCTAACTTTTGGGCAACAAGTATATAAATTTAAATTGTCTGATGAACTATGTGATGCTTTAAATAAAAGAATGGATAAAGAAATAGAAGATAAAACTTTTATAGATGCATCAAAACAATTATCAGCAAAGATAAAAAAAGAATATAGAATTCATAGTTGGTTACCAGAAATAGACAAAGAAAATATTTTTATACAATGCATTCAAGAAGTTATGCAAAAAGTAACACAATATAATAATTTTGTCGCACATTCTGTTGTGGTAGATAATGGTTGGATAAATGACCAATTTGAAGGTGAATACCAAGTTGTACATAAACATAGTGGTAAATCTTTGATTGGTTTTGCATCAATAGGATATTTGAAAGTACCAGACTTTGGTGAAGAATATAATAAACCAGAACAACCACATAACGGAAGAACAATGTTATTGGGTAATTGTCAAGGTCAATTTAGTAAAAAGAATATTATGTTAGAACCAAAAGTCGGTGACTTTTATATATTTCCTTATGATTTAGAGCATCTAGTTTACCCTTTTAGAGGTGATGGTATGAGAAGAAGTTTAAGTTTAAACTATGATGTATTTCACAGGCACATTCCAAAAAAATGATAACATTTAAAAAAATAAGATATAAGAACTTTCTATCTACAGGTAACACACCAATAGAAGTTGATTTCTCAAAATCAAAAACAACTTTGATTGTAGGCACAAATGGTTCAGGTAAATCAACACTGCTTGATGCTTTGTGTTTTGTTCTATTTAATAAACCTTTTAGAATGATAAAGAAAGACCAGATGATAAACACTATTAATTCATCTGATTGTGTAGTAGAGGTTGAATTTATTGTTGGTACAATACCATATAAAGTTGTTAGATGTATTAAACCAAATAAGTTTGAAATATACAAAAACAATAAACTAATAAATCAAGATGCTAATAATATCGACTATCAGAAATATCTTGAAAAGACTATAATGAAATTAAACTATAGGTCATTTATACAAGTTGTGATGCTAGGTTCTTCATCATATGAACCATTTATGAAAATGAAACCTAGGTATAGAAGAGAAGTGGTTGAAGAGATATTAGATATACGAGTATTTGGTTTAATGGATTTAAATTTAAGGTCACAACAAAGTGATTTACAAAAAAGATTAACTGATGCTAGACATAAAGTAGACATATTAAAAACAAAACATGATACAGAAAAACAATACTTAAATACCTTAAAGTCTAAAGGTAATTCATTCAAAGAAGTAAAAGAAAAATCATTACAACAAAATGAAACTAATAAAAAAGTGTACGAAAGAAAGATAGAAAAACTTAATATTGATTTAGCATTACAAAATGAAAAAATAAAAAACAAAAATACCTATGATAGTAAGTTAATAAAGTTAAGCAAACTAGAAAGTAAAATATCTTCTAATTTAGAAAACCATAAAAAGACTTTAGATTTTTTTGAAAAGAATAATACATGTCCTACTTGTACACAACCTATTGAAAAAGATTTTAAACATAAAAAATGTAACACAACTAAAGATAAGATTGACACATTGTCAACAGGTTTAAAAGATTTATTATCAGAGATAACAAATACAGAAGAAAAGATAAAAGGTTTTAACAATGTGTCAACAAAAATAAATGATATGAAAATAGATATTGCCAAAATAAATAATTCATTAGAAAATATAAACTATAATAGCAACTCTATAAATGAAGAATTAAAAAACTTTAGTAGTGACAATGATATGTCATCTATTGAAAGTAAATTAGATGTAATGAAAGTTGATATTGAAACATCTAAAAAAGAATTAGATAAGATTGTAGAAGAAAAAGGTTATGTAGATATACTAAGAGAGATACTAAATGACACTGGTGCTAAAGCAAAGATAATAAAAAAGTATGTACCAATAATGAATAACTTAATTAATAAGTATTTACAATCAATGGACTTTTTTGTATCTTTTAATTTA